AGCAAGCGTCACTTACATAGGTATGCAACTTCTCCTGGTTGATATCCATAGCAGGACGACGATGTGAATGATTTAATGCAAGTAAGTCATTGCGTAATGCGATGAGACTCCCGTCTATTGTAGCAAATTTCGATTCTAATCCTTGCTGCAACTTGTTTACTTTCTCATCCACTTGTGACGACAGATGACGCGATTCGGCCATTCCATCAATGACGGATTTCATCTCATTATCACCGTAACGCATATTGTCAATGTGACGGGGCGGTTCTAAAGAAGGTGTTTCAACTGAATTTTCAACGGGAGCATGGGTTTCTTGTACTGTTTCCGTAGTGTTGTAGCTATTGTTGTTATTCATGACAGTAGATGAACCATGTTGTGTTGTCCATTGCTTAATTCGATCACTTAAACTCGGGATTGTCGCGGATTCGGCGGTTCGTAACTGAGGAACATTGGATCCGCTTGACATTCCTCCGTATTGCAATCGGTCAAGTGGATGTGGTTGTCCTTGGGATTGGTGAGGTACGAATACTGAGCTGGAAGATGTAGATCTTGAAGATTGGAACGTGCTACTGTTTGACATCGTGGTGGAAGCATTTGTTGGAAGAGTTGGAGGAATTTTCGATTTAACCCGTTTACGAGGCCCTCTTTCCAACCATTGCCTTGTAAGCGTACCACCTGTTGCATCTGCGTGAAATCCAAAGGAAGCCATGTTTTCTTTGTATTGTGGTCACTCTAAAAAGTAAGCGTGAATTTCTCAAACCTTTTCATAAACGCGCCTAATGGCTAGTTTTTATAAAGGTTGGAACGTACATTCATACACGTCCGATTTGCAAATTCATTCTAACCTTATAGACTTCTTCCGTAACGAACCGTCATTATCACATGATGAGTGGCACGCACTACTTGATGAATTGAGAAGTATATACGGAAACATGGACGCATTACGTAACATGAACAACGTTTTCGTCAAGTCAATGTGGTCGATACCAGATCCTCAATTGTCTAACTTAGATTCTGCTAAAGTTCTTCGATATCTGTGGAAAAACCATATTCGGCACTCGGCATCCTTACGTTCCCATTTCCGCGAGACACTTCAAGATATAGGGCATACGTGTATTCAAGGAATTAGTCATCGATTGATAGCGTTGTTTGTCGCGTTAAATGACGCCTCTTCAACTCCGATTTTTGTATGAAAATATCAAAAAAAGGAGAATGATTCGGTATTTTGGGACATATGAGAAATTATGGAAATGGAAAAACGAATTATATTTTGGAACCTCTTCTATTCCTCTTTCATTGTTACCTCCAAGTTCATCTTATTCAATATCATTTACCCATCTTGTTTGTTATATTAAACAAGCAGCGTGGAAAGTGTACGGATGGATGGTATTGCAACCGTTGGCCATGTACTACCTTGACGCCCCGGAAATTGTCGGTGGATGGGCTGGAAAACCTCCCGCTGATATATGTGCGCAACTAACGGGGACAAAAAGCGACTTCTGGATTGAACACGAAGAAGTTTGTTGGGAAAGAATTGCGCAAAATTTTCACTCATGGGGAGTGATCATATTTGTATTAATCTACACGTTTTCGATTTATAAAACAGTATCTTATGTCACATCTAAATATATATTTACGTAAGCGTCTGGTAATCAAGAGGGCCATACGCCGATCCACGACCTTTCGGAAGGGGAGAGCGCTCCTTGACAAGTGACAGTGCTGCTCGTGTCAAATGAGGAAATGCTTCTGAGTATGTTGGAAGAAATAAGCTGTTAAAATTACAATTCGTGTAAGAATTGGATTGCTGCAGAAACGGCATTGAATCAGCAGATCCAGGACATAAACAGTCGTTATTTACTCCTGCAACACCCGCTTTACACACGAGATTTGGGATAAAAGGTCCTTGATCTTGACTATACAAAACCCGTCTGTGCAAAGGAACAAGATTATAGACGTTTTGAACCCCACTTGCACCGAGAGATGTAAATTCACCAGCTCGGTAACGTCCTTGATCCGGATTTGGTACGGGAAGAGCTTGAGTTGCAGTAGTAGACATGATTTTTTTTTCTTTGATTCTTTTTTCTCTTTTGTGTGTTTTTTTATTCATTTTCAGATATCTTATCCACTTTGAGATTTTAGATAAGAATCGTCATAAAATATTTGGGTTGATAAAATTTTTTGCTCATCGATATCGTGTTAACTACGGAGGTCATGCTTGTCCTGGTCCACAACTCGGAGAAGAAACAGGTTTTCGTAACGGACGCGTAGAAGAAATAGGAACCTTTAGAGGTTGTTCGGTTTGTGCTGTTGATTCCCCAGGGACAACAAAAGAAACAGACTTTGTCTTTTTCGTCACACGAGCTTTGACCGGATTTAATACAGGAATCTTGTAATCGTATTCTTTCATATCATTATCAACACCTACCTCTTCTTCAATAACAGGAAGTGAAGTGGGTAATGGGGGTAATTCCAAAGGTTTCGCACATAAGTCATGAGATTTCCTAAACATTTCCAATGTCGCGAGGGCGTCTGTTCCTTCATATACTCGACTGGTCTGGTGTGCGAATAACGTCGGAACACCTCTCAAATAGAAAGGACGATCGTTTTTCGTGAAAGATTTTGCATTAGTTACACGAATGTTCAAGTTCGCTGAATTCGAGCATCGCATCACATAACATGAGGTCGTATCATTTTGATCCAGAGATTTCAGACAGGATAGTGCTTTTCGACATGCGTCATTTTCATCCAATATGTATAAGACATGTGTTTCTTGGTCCTTGTCCATTATTCAATTTATTTCCGTTTGTTTAGTTTCTTGTTTACCAAGGCTTTTGACGAATCCATATATTTAATCCATACTTGATTGAACGTATAGGGGGTTTCCCTGCATGTAACGTCTTGTCGTTGACCTCTCCATCTTCGACATTGAGATTTCTCCATAAGACTGCATTTCCACATCGAGGTTGAATGCATAAGTTGTCAAGAAGTGGAAAGCATGTTTGGCCACCTGTTTCTTCCTCTGCTAAATCATTCAAATACACGAAAAACGTGTACATTCGTTGACCTGATAGTTCTAAGGATTTGACTGCACCTAATTCAGCAGCGTCAAAATAGTCATAGTGTGGCTTATATTGTTGGCCCGGTTCATATCGAACAACTTGAAGACTTTCGATATGGGACGTTGGAATCAATGTAAATGGAACTGTTCGTTGCTTAATTTTCTTAATAAGTGGCGATTTGAAGTCTAACATTGTAGTTGTGCTCGTTCGAGCGTTATCCTCGACTTGTGTTTCATCATCTCCAACAACTGTTGAACGATGAAATTGTAAGCGATGTGCGTCCTCCAATAACGACGCACATTCAGCAGGAGATAGGAAATTCTCAATGTGCAAAATACCGGGATGGTCATGTAGAATCTTTGTTTTCATTGGATACTGAACGGATTCAGGATGAATCCATGCAGGTGAAGGTGTTTGTGCTTGTTTGTTCGATTTTGACAGTGCAAACAATAGAAGAATAACCAGAATCACTGCAATTATCACCAAAAATACCATGAGAGTTTTTCAGTGGACAATATTCCTTTCTTTCATAGCATCATTAGTTATAAGGATTATAGGAGACAAAATAAGCGATCGAATCCAGACTCAACGACTTCATTTCCGTCCTCGTCATCAACGTAAAGTTCTTGAACATTGTCGATACACCGATTCCTCATGGATAATCAGTTTAGTATCTACAATAACGCATATGAGAACGTTATTTATCGACAACTCACATATCTTTGATGATAACAGCCATTGGTACGTCCCGGGAAAACGGTTAGATTCTACCGAACTTGATCCTTATGTACAGGGATGGTTCTGTTTGGTATCAACAGTGTGGAATTTTCCAACACAAATCATATTTCATGACAATATGGAAACCATTATAACGGACAACGATATTTTATTGATTTCAAATGAAGATGAAAATGCGTTCTTTTGCACCGATCCTGTTTACGTCACCTATCTAAGAAACACATACAAGCGCGTAGTTTGGACGCAATACTTCAAATTTAGAAAAAAGACTAGAAAAAGAAAAGCAGTTCAAATATGCCGATAGATCCCGAAATTTGGGGAAAGCATGTCTGGAATATGCTGCATTGGTTTGCGGCAGAGGTACCGCTAGACAACAAGGACAAAGCGGTATATGAACAATTTGGGAACTTAATACTTCACATGGGTGACTTGATCCCGTGCCCCACATGCAAATCGCATTTTTCAGAAGTTCTGACGAATGTCCCATACGAGAGATTTCTCGAGCAACAGAAGCACGTAAGAGAATGGCTTCTGGCTCTTCATAACAAAGTCAATGAAGACGAACCTGCTTGGTCGTTATCAAAATTGGATCAAATATTTGTCCCGAGTGAAATCCAAAAACAGAAAGATGACGACGAACAGGCGAATATTTCTCAATCTTCAACAAAACAGGCAGACATGGCATATATCCGACGTATTGGCAGACGAAAAGTTTATTCTCGGAGATCAGCCGGAACCATGGGATATTCTAAAGTGTCTCAAAGCGCATTTCGAGGAGTATCTGTTCAAGCACAAAATACCAGAAACTACCTGGTTCAAAAAGCAAAATCTAAGTCACGAACACGTCGAGGGTGTGGGTGTGGAAAATAGAGTAAAGAAAGAGATCGATAACCATGAGTACATATGACTTATCCCGTTACAGTTTCGAAGATGAAAAAGACAATTGCGTAGATTTGATCGAAAGTTCTACTCCTGAAATCAGGACAGAACGCAAAACATCCACTAACGTCATTGAACACACACACTTCACTGGAATTCGATGGATGTATTACATTGGAGACCTTTGCGTTAACAGAAAGTATACCGTAAAAGAGTATAGATGGTCTAAAGAAGAAAATAAATTACTTGAACCTCCTTTATATTTCCAAGTTGGATCAACGACGATCAAACAAATGATTTCCGGGAACACATCAACCATAGGACCGCAGAAGTTCTGGCTGTTTATTCCGTGGCACCTTATGAAATTATACGGTCTCAACGACCATACTTCCCCATTACAGAGATTCTTGGAAGACAAGAATTTGTTTCGTCCGTTTTCGTGGCGATCTTTGTCCTACTCGTTTCTTCCAACGATGTCTTTCCGTGCCCAAGCGGAAAACTTCCCCCCCAGGTTCCGTATTGCGTCGGAGCTAACTTGTCCTCGATGTGAACTTAATGAAAAAGATAAAGCTCACAAAGAAAACAATGACGTCACATTGTTGCGGACAAAAAATTGAGTCTCCCACTTCTCAAGATTCGCTTGATCCACTTATCGTCTTGAATGGTCAGATCATCAACGTTCTTTGTGGATCCCGTCTTGATGAAATTGATCTATTGAGTGAACTACAATTACGCTTTCCAGATTCTGGATGGAGTACAACCACGCTATACGATCTTCTCATTATTGGAAGAAGAAAAGGAAGATTTTGTTTGACGTCTGAAGCTTTATGGGCTGTCCGATGCGACATGGCTTTAAGAAATCCGGTGGAAAACTCTCCATATGTAAACGATTGCGCGCTGATTATACCTGCGTCTTGTTGTCCCCAATCATGTATTAAAGAAACATTTTGTGGATGTTCAAAACTTGCAATTCAATAAAAAACAAACACGAATGACGACCTTGAAACTGCCTACATTTTAGATGCGTTCTCGAGTTACAACTTGACGTATTTTTTTTCTCTTGTGTACTTAAACCGACTTAAACACATTCACACAACAATCATGTCATCCACAGGAGCCGCTTGTATTGGTGCATCTGCTGGTGGTACGCTTACCGAACTTATTGCGTTAGGTGCCGCAAATGTCTATTTGAACAAAGACCCCACGATCACGTTTTGGCGATTCCGATATAATAAGTATACGAATTTCGCAATGGAACACATAGAACAGCCATTTCAAACACAAGTGGCATTCGGATCGGATACGCAGGTCACATTAAATCGAACAGGAGACTTGATTTTCTATCAGTATGTGGTGATTGACTTGCCTGGTATTATCGCCTGTCAATCTACCACCGCCGTATGCGGAATTGGAAGTAATCAATTTCCTTGTTGTGATCCATGTGATCCTTGTGGAGACGGACCACCTCCTGAATGTATTTGTCCAGTTCCCGTAGTATCTTCATTCCCGGAAGATGATGAAGTTGTATTAGAAGATGAAGATTTGGATATTTGCACCGGATTGCAGCGACCTTGGGCACACTATACGAACGCTATTGGACAATTCTTGATCCGCCGAGCATGTTTGGTTATTGGCGGACAGATTATTGATACTCTCTATAATGATTACCTATTTATGTGGGAAGAACTAAGTGGCCAACCAGGTAAGCGATTGCTTGAAATGATTGGTAAACGTTTTACACGTGCACAACTTGTCGCAGATTCAAAGGAAGATAGGCGGCTGTACGTTCCTCTTCCATGGTGGTTTACACAGACTTCAGGAAACGCGCTTCCTCTTGTTTCCCTTCAATTCCATGGTGTTCAGGTACATGTATGCTTTGAGGATTTACGCAAGGCTGTTCAGGTAAGTGATTGTGATGTTCTTGTTGTAAAGTGCAGGGATTGTCAACCACTGACAAATAACGATCTACGAGCCACATTGGATACTCTATATGTTTATCTTGATATTGAAGAACGTGACCGATTCGCTACAGGTTCGTTCGAGCAATTGATCACGCAAGTTCAGCAATTCAATTTATGCACCAAGACATGTCAGGTAAGGATTAACCTCAACTTTAACCATCCTATGATCGAGCTGATATGGGCAGTACGACGTAAATGTCAGGAACTTTGTAATAATCACTTTAACTATTCAGGAAAATGGGGCCGAGATCCGATCCGATTCGTCCATTTACGACTCAATAACTTGCCACGATTCTCTGGACGTGAAGGACGCTGGTTCCGGTTAGTTCAGCCTTATCAGTGGCACACGAACATCCCCGATGCGTTCGTGTATTGCTTCTCGTTCGCACTTCATCCGGAAGAAGCACAACCTTCTGGATCGTGTAACTTCTCGCGTATCGATAACGTCGAGTTGATCTTCGACCTTCAAGAAACCTTGTCGGAAGAGGAGGTCAGCGTGCTTGTCTTTGGACGCAACATCAACGTGTTTCGATATAGAGAGGGACTAGGAGGAATAGCTTTCTCCAATTAGTAGTTATAATCTCGTTTGAATTTTCGGACATATTTCAATACATATTTTCTGACTTACTTAGTTGTGTTTACTATCACTGGTGACGATTTCTAACCAAAATTGGTTATTCTCAATGTTTCCTTCCATTTTACGTAATTATCTCAATCAAATTCAGATTTATTGTGGTGTATTTATTCGAATACAAAACGTTTCCTCCTCATTTATATGCGTTTATTTCACAACATTTTTTTCTTCCATTCAATGTCTTTGTTTCAAGCCACATACCAAAAGGCTTCTTCTATAAGAGAACATCTGTTCGATGTCTCTCCGTCTACACTACGAAGATGGGCCGTCGATGGACATATCCGTTCCGTCCGCTTTGGACAAGGAGGTAAGCGTCTCTACCACGTTCAAGACGTCGCAAAGTGGCTCGGAGATCAGCGTCAAGTGCAAGACCAAGAAACGGACAAGAGAGATAGATACGTCTATGCAAGAGTCTCCTCCCAGAAACAGAAGGAGGATCTCCAACGACAGATCCAACAGCTCAAACGAGAATACCCAGAACACAGACTCATCCAAGACGTCGGATCAGGAATCAACTTCAAAAGGAAAGGACTGCAAACCCTTTTGGAACGATGCTTCCAAGGAGTGGTCCAAGAAGTTGTGGTCCTGTACAAAGACAGGCTGTGTCGATTTGGATTCGAGCTTCTGGAGTTTATCTTCGCACAAACCCACACAAAACTCGTGGTTCTCCACAACAGGGAAACGAGCAAAAGTGATGCCGAAGAACTCGCAGACGACCTGCTCGCAATCACCACGGTTTTTGTGGCAAGACATCATGGAAAACGAGCAGCGAGAAACAGAAAACGAAGAAGACAAACCAAAAGTGGAAATGAAGGCGAGGAAAATACGAGTGTACCCAACTCAACAACAAAAGAACAAGTTGATGACTTGGTTCGGAGTAGTTCGGAAGACTTATAATTGGTGTGTGGATGCATTGAAGAATAAGTTATGCAAGATGAACCAGAAAGAACTCCGGAAACGATACCTTCATAACGATGTCTTGAAGGAGAAAGGATTAGAGTATTGTTTAGATGTTCCTTATGACGTGAGGGATGAATCTATGAGAGATTTTCTAAAAGCCTACAAGATATCCAAGAAGAAGAAAAAGATAAGCAGGTTCAAGTTTAGGAGTCGTAAAGATCGACAGCAATCTTTCGTGATTTGGAAACGTCATTGGGGAACGCAACGAGGATTCTTCTCGGACATATTTTCATCTTCGATGCTACGAGGAGAATGTGTTCTCCCAGATGATCTTCCATTCAATTCTAGATTCCTACGAACACGTTTGGGTCATTACTACATATGTATTCCTTGTGAAGTAAACGCGAGCGATAACCAAGCTCCTTGTTCTCAATCACACGGAGTCATTTCGCTTGACCCTGGAGTTCGTACATTTATGACAGGATATGATGCAGATGGAGTGGTCCTTGAGTTTGGAGCTAAAGACATGGGAAGGTTAGTACGTCTAGGATTGTACATGGATGACCTTCAATCTAGAATGAGTAAGTTAACGAGCAAGGAGAAATATCGATATCGAAAGGCGTTTCGAAGAATGCATTTGAAGATTCGTAATCTAGTGGATGATATGCACAAGAAGTTGGTACATTTTTTGTGTAAGAATTATCGTGTTGTTCTTCTTCCTGAGTTTAAGGCTTCTTCTATGGTTTTGAAAGGGAAAAGAACAATCGGAAGTCGTACAGTACGTTCAATGCTCACATGGAGTCATTATCGTTTTCGTCAACGTATCCTGAACAAGGAACGAGAATTTCCTTGGTGTAAAGTAGTAATCTGTGACGAAGCTTACACAAGCAAGACATGTGGTCGTTGTGGGACTCTGAATAACGCTCTTGGAAGTTCAAAGACGTTTGTATGTAATGAATGTGAAAGTATCTTTGATCGAGATGCAAATGGCGCTCGGAACATCTTGTTAAGATATTTAACAAACAAAGAGGTGGTTGATTCGTCAACCATCGTTGGGACCTAGCCCCTGGTTAGACTTTAGTTTAACTTGCATAGTAGTGAATGGTTTTCATGCAAATGATAACTTTTCACCACTAAATACTAGGTGATCAAAAGCATTTCGCTCAATATTGCACCATACCATTAAAACCATTGATACGATATGAGGAAAATCGAGACATTTACACAGAAACAAGAAATATAGTTCTCGATCTAGGTCAAGCATATACAAAGCATCCAACTCAAGCATTTGAGGGTGCGAAAAGAGCCATAGAAGATATGGATGTCAAGAATCGCTTACTTCAATCATTGAGAAATGGTTATTGTGGGTTCGAGGTATTCAACCACAAGTTCCTAACCAATATGAGCGAATCCCAAAGCCGATTTTTATTCCAAATATCGCGACAAAAAATCAGAAATGCGGGTTTGTCCATTAATGAGGAAGAAACTATCTTGTTTCCCAGATTGCTCACGAATTCGCTTATTTTCGCTTTGTGTCGTGATCTGACGGATCGTATTCGTCCTCCCAATGTTGGAGGACAAGAACTTGTAATACATGAATCGTTGTAATCTCATTTGATGTCAAGTGTTTGGTATAAAACTTTTGAATATATTATATCAAGAACTTCTTCCATTGTCGTCAAAATACAAACTATATCTCAAATGCCAAGTTAAAGTCAATAAATAAACGAGTTATTGAAAAAAAATAAAAGAGATTTAGCACGCAACGTCCTAAACAATTACAAAATAACTTGGTCCGACTTCGCAATTCAAGCTTTTGACCAACGTGTTTGTATGTTCTTCATTTATCAACTAAATACTAGGTGTTCCGTTAAAATTGCAACGTTGAAGGAAAGGTCCTACATCATTTAATACGACCTAGACAAACATTATCCTGATCTTTGAGAATGACAACTTTATCTCATGAAAAACTGGACGACATATGTAAGCGACTAAACATCGATGAAATAAAAGAAATCGTGAATGAACACAATATCAACAAATGTCTAATCTTATGTGTTCGCTATGGAAGTTCTAAATGCGTACATTATTTGCTTGAACAAGGCGCCCTCTTAACTACAATGATTGATAGAAATACGGCGATTGAGGAATGCATTCGTACTAATCGTATTCAGATGATGAAAATGTTTCTTTCTTCGTATCCGGACCAACTCAAAAATTATGCTTACAAGACTACTCCTTCATTTGAAATGAAAATTATGTTATCTGAATGGAATGCTTCACTTTACATGGATTGTGAAAGCTTCGAAGACTACACTGATTATATCTCGTATCTCGAGGACCTTGTGGACTACCTAGTTAAAAAATTGTAAATAGTGATGAAGAATGATTTCAAAATGGCGAAAGTGTGACCCATTTGTTCAATCTGATTTTGTTTCGAAGTGATTTTATATTTGTCGACTTATTCCTTCTCTTGCTTGCATAATACAAATTCATCCATCACCATGAATGACGAAAAGAAAGAAAAAGAGTGCAAACTGTATTACAAGACATTTAATGGTGACTTAGCATGTAAGAATGGATTTCAATACGAAGTAGGGAAAACCTACACCATCGAGGAAGGAACCGAGCTTAAAATGTGTGAAAATGGATTTCATTGCTGTGAATTCGCACTGAATTGTATAGAATATTATGGACCAACTTCTCGTTTTTGTGAAGTCCAAATTGGATCGAACTATATAACACAAAACGGAAAAACAGTTACAGACTCCATAACCATCTTACGTGAATTAAAACGCGAAGAAATCGATGAACTTCTCACTGGAAATGTTGGTTCTCAAGTGGATTGCAAACGACGCTATCTAAAAGGTCGACGTCAACGAGAACATGGTACAAGTCACAATAAGAATTTTTGCGAAGATGAGATTGATATTACGATCTATAGTCGAAAAACTAGACCAGATGGAATTTCAAGAATGATGGGCTTGTTGGGAAACCAACAATTTTCATTGTAATATTCATTCATTAATCTTCTATCAATACAAAAAGAATGTCTTCCCAACATTTACACAAATGATCTTCCTCCATTCTCTATTTCCATTTGCTTAAGACATATAAAATTTCTGTAGTCAGGGTCGAGTATTAAGCGTGTCTGATTAACGTAAATTCCGCAAATTCCTCCAACATTAAACGTTGTTGGCATTGGTCCCCACTTGTATTTTGGGACTACTTTGCGTCTGGTCGTATTGGGAACAAGAATATAATTAGGAGAACTCGTTTTTTGTTTATTTGTCGTCATTTTTAATAAAAATGAAAAAGACTTGAATTGCACCTATTATTTCAAGTATGATGGGCTTGTTGGGAAATCAACAATTTTCAAGATAATTTTCATTCATTATCTACAATCAATACAAAATAAAAACAGAACAAAATGGCTAGACGATCGAAATTAAACAAGAAAACAAAGAGATGTCGGCGATTTCCGCAAAATTATCATCAACCATCGTCTGTGAAATTGCGATTTGAAGATGAAACCGATTACCCAACCGATGAAGGGTGTGAAGAAGTGGATCCGATTACGTTAGAATCAATCCCACGACGTTACCAGATCAGATTAAGAAGAAACTCGCATCTTCAATGCTATGACGTACGATCGCTATATCAAGCACTTTCTTTAGATAACCGGGATCCATTAACGCGCATCCCGTTTTCTCGACGTCAATTAGAGAGGATCACGCAAAAATATCGCGCAGAAGTGTCTCCAAGAGCAGGGGCATTAAGTGAACATGTACGTCGCCGGCCTCCCGAAATGACTAGACGAGAAGTTGAACAAGTGGCATTTGGTCGTTCAGTTCAACGTGAAGTTCCCCCGCTGCGTCGATTAGGTCCCCCTCCATTTCCGGGAGCACGAGGAGTTGTGATAGATTTAACAGAAGAAGAAGAAAAGCAACCGTTTATCCATTTAACGGAAGAAGAAGAGAAAGAGATTGACGAAGATGAAGCATTTTGGAACGCATTAAGTGAACATATGAACTACCACGAATTCGACTGGGATGTACGAGAGGGTGATGAATGGGAACCTAGTGAACTCGAATTTTCGGGTGTTGTTTCGGAATCCCTAGATGCGATCGATATGGTGCGAAATATTTACGATAGAACCCATAGATTCCCGAGAAGCCGAGGATTAGATCTTTTGTATCGGTTAAGAGATGTTGTGAAATGGTGGCGGACTCGCGACCGTCAAGCTTACGTGGATCAACTAGAGGATTACGTTGTGATATTGCGTCATATCTAGCGTTTCATGCCTCTTGTGTTTTTGTGGATGTGATTCGTTCAATTAGTTCGCTTTTTTTACCACTATGATCTAACCCATGTTTTCTACAATAATTCCGTAACACGGATACTGTCATTTTGTTGAATTTTGACTTCTTTCGTTTTGGTTTCTTCGTCTTTTCGTCTTGTTCTTTAACTTCAATGATGTCTGGATTTTCGGCGTTTCGAGTGACTTCGAATTTATCCTGTGAATCATCTTCTTTCTCATTTCGTAACGTGATCTCTTTATGATCATATTCGTTTCGGTAATAAGAAGAGAAATTCGGTGGTAATAATGAAGGAGGTGAGCAAGTTGTCATATTAAATAGCATACAATAATCCTTTTGATCAACCGTTCCGAAATGTTACTTAAAAGGATTAGTTAAGTCATGTTTGTACGCATTTGAATTTTTTACGATCGTCGATCAATAAATCTCCATCCAAGATCATCACATATCAGTTTCCATATTTTCATTTGCGCTTTAAGCTTATCACGCCCTTTCAGAAGTGGAAAGTACATGAGAAAATCATCATATCCCAGTAACTCACAAAACTTGTAGAGAGCAAATGAGTAAGATAGAAAGTTTGATCTCCCTGTTGGTCGATGTCGATCGAACGGTCCTTGAATAGCCTTAAACATAAGTCGTAATTCCTCCTCTTGTTTCGGTGAAAATCGCAATGGTTTGTTTCCCGTCAGTTTAGACCATATTTGTGTGTTGTGGCGATAGTACTTGCGTAACTTCAATAATTTCAAAACCATTTTCGTTAGATGTAACGTGACGACTTGGGCACATGTTATGTCGGGATGATTCCTGATCGTTTCAATGACCGATCCAGGTACAATCGACTTTTCTTTGGCCTGTGCGTGTGTCAGTCGATCATTAAAATGACTAAGACGTTGATATGAAAATGATGAATAATCGAAATCGTCCGCTCTTGATATGCATGTCGTAGTCGCTTCAAGGAATGCTTCTGTAAATCCGCAATTTCGACATACGTAAATGGATCGTTGAGTTTCCAGAAACATTTTCTCATTGCATAGTTTGCATACTTCTTGACCTTGCACTTTTTCCCATAACTCCTTCTCGCTACGAGGGTTCACCATCGAGGTCGATGCCAAGTAAGGTGGGTCATTTCCTTTTTGGCGTATAGTTTGCGCGGAAAAGCGAGTGGCTCGGGAATGATGTTGACTGTTATTTTTCGTCACCAAATACAGTGGTTTCTCTTCTATAACGACATTATCATTCTTATTTTCGCTTAGTTCTGGATGGTAATTTCTCTTTCCTGATAACTGTATCCGTTTCAACGGGTCATGGATCATTTCATTATGAATTGAACGAGAAAGGCATCGGAACTTTTTTATTGATTAAGAAGAGACAAAATAGAAAAATACTAAAATCGAATCCAGATATATTATATTATTCGTCATCATCCAACTCTTCCTCATCAACATCGGGCAATTTCGCGGACAACAAAAAGCCAATGTAGGAATCAAGCGTCCCCATTCCGTAATACAATATAAGCGGCAACATGTGACTTTTTCCTAATCTCAACGTTAACGTACGTTTCACACTCATATTACGAACACATTGATTCAATACAACGGTCGGAAACTCATGTTTTACCAATATTTTCCTGTTGACTCGCGAAGGAAACCGAGGTCCTTCAATGGATGTTGAGTACATTTTCGGAGATGTGGACAGCACGATCGTCGGACATGATTCCGATGAAGAGCCCGGATCATTTTCACACTGCTTTTTCGTCTTGGATTCAAAGATGTTGTAAATCGTGTTGCCGTTTTGTCCTTCCGCTGAAACTTCGAAATAGCACGTATCCGTAGATCCGTGATTCGACTTAGGGACGCTGATCGAGAAACATACGTATTCCGCAACCTCGTGTTTGGCAAATTTGAGAAAGTCGCCGAAACATGTAAGATCAAAATCAATGGAAAATTCATGCTTAAAATTTCTCGGTTTCGGTATATTTTCGAAGTCTCCCTCATGAAGACACATCACGAGTTCTTTTTGTTGATTCGGAGTCTCCGGTACGAACGCTCGACAAATAAGTCGATCTGTTTCCTTCTTTTGAAGTTGCAAATCCACGCAATAATCCCCGGACAAGGTACTTGCAAACCCGGCTAAAGAACTAAGTGAAATGGCAAATTTTGAGTTGTTTTCATCGGCACAAAACACATCGCATTCTAAACGTGAAGTAAGAACACATGTTTTGTTGTCGTTGTATTCGGACACAACGATCCCTGAGAACTTCTCGTTACAGTCAGATTTTTCGATTAAAAACCGACACGTACTACTTAAAACATTCTTCGCAATCATCAAGAACTCCTTAAACACAGAAACACGGAATCGAAGGTAGAATACACTGTCTTCAATGCGTTCTTGATGAAATACATCATTAACAAATGATTGAGTGTGATCGTTTTGCGATTTCGCGGATTCGGTGTCTATTTCAATCATTTTACGACGCCGTTTAGAAGGACGAGGTAGGAGAACCGGCTGAGGATCATCATCATCTTCTTCTTCATCATTTAGAAACTCACGTGATTCAACCTTTTCTTCCGTAACTACCGGAGATTCAGACATATTGTTTGTATTTAATTAGTTTTCCGTAATTGTATAAAACTAGAAAAGTAAATAAAAATACAAGAAATAACGTGACATACATTAGGATAGTCAATGAAGAAAGGGGTTTTGGGATCCTTGGTTGAAGTTGCTCACCACTTTCAGATTTTACGTGAGATGAGTTTGGCGCGCTTTCACGAATGTTAGGTGAAATCGACGTTTCTTCACAATATTGCTCACAGTCTTTTAAATTATCAAAAACATGTTCTCCAAACTTATTAATGCAAATATTTCCCGTGCATTGTAACCCAATATACGCATTTTCGTGTTCTTTGGTTTGTCGACATTGTTTCGTGATGGTTTCGCATGTCGATATGGTCGCGACGGGATACATCGTCCAAAGCTGGGGTGATTCAGGATCGTTTTCTTTTCCAAGCTTTCTACGGGTTAATACAAGCCGGTTTAAATGTGGAGTTAGAACGCTTTCCACTAGATAATCTTGAATGTAATGTGGTCTCCCATACCGTACCGGTTCATTTTCTAGTGTCCTACCCGATGACGAGCGGAATAACCATGTAGTTTTACGTCCAATTGGTGCAAAAAATACTTGCGCCCCAATTGTAATCAATGTCTGCGCAGTTACAGGATGAACTGCCAGAACTGGGCGATTTTGAACCACATGTTCCATAAGCAAAATTTGACACTTGGATTGATGATCTAAAATATGTTTATCTGGTACACTAGGATCTCGCACTTGGAAAAACATCGCTTCCAATGCATTATCTGAAAGTGACGGAACCGGGATCAGTTGAGAACCGAATGAAGCCGTTTGCATTTTTGGGTAACTTATCCATTGTTTCGAATGCACTGATTGGATCATCACAATATCGTTGTTGCGCAATACTAGATTGTCAATTTTGTCCATTTTTATTTTATGGATGAAGAGAGAAGAGCCGCTCCGGTTTTTCCGGATTCGTGATAGCACTCAATCTCCAGAAATAGAAGAGAAAAAAGAAGAGTGTCCATTTTTATGGTTGAAATGCACCGTGACTCCGAATTTAAATGAGTTGGACGACCACAGTAGGTGGATTGGACATTTTTATCAAACACCTGACGAATGCATTCATTTCCGAGGATGTCGACATGGTTCACCCAAAGAAGTTACGTCGTCGTTTCCGACATCCTCTAATGTTACTCGTCTTTTTGTTGGTGATAGAGAGCCACGTACAAGTTCCATAATGCTGAAAGAACGTGATATGCCATACACAAACGAAGATGTTATCGTTAAATACGAAGTAGCCGTGCATCCGTTTTTACATGAGGTAGTCGCTGTCTCTCATATCCTTTGCTACGTTCACAATGAAGAAACATTTATCAAAAAGTTAGTCGATAGTACAATTCAGTGGACGTTTAGAGATCGCTTTCTCATTCCATTGGCAGTTCGTTCAATTGGTGAAACTAAAAGGTATACATGTACTTCTCCCCCATTAAACTCATACAAAGAAGTATGGGACTACATGCAACGTCAACTGGAGACTAAGAGGCGTGAATTATTGTACTACCCCAATCTCGTTCCGTCATTAAATTGTAACGTTCATCCAATTGTACTGAATGCGCTAAATCATTTTGAACGCGCTAATCCGGCGCAGCCGCTCATAAGGTCTCATTTACGAGGAACATGTGTCCAACTTGAACCCCGCATCGATTTTTTTCATTTAGTGACGCAGTTTTTGCGTATCGTAGATGATCGAGACAACCATCCCGATTTGATCATCGTTCCGCATATGTATTACCCTTATTTGTTCGTTCAATTCGAAAAGACGATATTTTTACATCGATATATTTTTATCACGAACCGATCTGAATACCAGATCGCCTTACGTAATTTACGTAATGTGATCTACATCGTACCTGATACGATTGTGGATCTCGTACAAACAACAATTTCTTACCCAGAGTGTTGCTTTTCTCAAATTCCTACATGGAGATATGTATTCGCCTACAATTGCAAAATTTCACATATGCATTACGAGTTCTTGTGGAATTTTGTCACTTCTAGGTCTCATTGTAACGACGCTCTTTTGTCCGCTACACCTTACGTCGACTGTAAAGACGCGTTCATTATGAAGACTTTTCTCGATCCATGCATAAATCGCGAAGGATTTGATTTTAACACAACATGGCGAAGGACGTATCCACTTCATACTGTCATCTTATTCCCCAAGATCGACATACACTTGACTTCTTCTGTCCCGTTACTTATTGCTCATTACACAAGTGATAAGTCCAATACACTAAATGCGGACGTTGAGGAAGTATTCCAAAAAAAGTATGATTCTTTTCGCTCTTATTCGAACCAAAAAGTTGTTATGGATTTGAAGTTCATACGTGGCACATTTGACGATATAAGTGGCCATCTTCCAGACATAGATTTTATTTCAGATGCCCACCGCAATTTTTTTATCAAATCAGCTTCTTATTTGTCCATGTGCGAATGGGATGAAAAAGACGAACAACGACCTTTTTGTCCGATTTGTCGTCATCCATTGAGCGATACACGGCTACCGTTGCTCTTTTTCTGTGGGCATTATTTGTGTGGTCAATGTTTCATCGAAATCGTGCGGCACATACCTCATTCGAAGAACCTACTTCTTTGTCCGGAATGCAGGTCAGTATGTGCTTTCTGGCATTCGAACCATCTTAGCTTGTTGGGATATGAGTCTATTCTGGACGGTGATACATCGAAGACAAAAACAATGATGATTGTTGAATATCTTCGAGCATGCAAAACACGGGTTGTGATCATAGCTGAAAACTCGACGGACATGAACGTTATATTCAACACGTACCGGATGTTAGAGGATACGCAAAGGTCGCTTCGATTTTTCAAGTTGTTTCAAGGTCAAACGACATATCTCTGTCGGACATTGTTAGCGTTTGTTCAAAGTAGTGATGGAATTTTGTTCGTTCCTTATTCGACCGTAGATTCGGTGAATATAAGATTCCCAGAAGAAATTCGATTATTTGTATTCGTGAACGGTTCACAACTTTACGATAATTGGTGCGCAAGTATCAGAGCAAGGTGCTCAATAGTATGGTCATTGCCTGTTAAAAACAAAGAAGTTCACGTATTTTTGTCCGATGATGAAAAGAAGGCTGATTATCAATCTCCTTTTTTTATTGATTCTCCTGTTCAGCGCGTCTAGCCTCCTGCACCTTCTCCACCGCCGCACCTATGCCAGGATATTTCATCTCAAGTGTCTTCAATGCTCGTGCCGCGCCTGTTTCTTGATCCGAGGTTTTGCTCGGATACACACCGGCAGCTATTTTTTCTTGCATCTCATAAAATGCTATAAGTCGGTTTAGTTTGCCTTCATCACTAACGTTTCCCGCACTAAGATGCCTTGACCAACGATTGACATTATCTAATCCTACCGTAGCACGTGCACATTGTCTACGAGTTTTAATCGGTTTCGGGTAAATCAATGTCGCAGCAGAGCACGGAAGTATACGCCTCCCATATTCCTCTTTTCTTCCACGTCTCGTTGCTAAGAACGGATTCGCCACTCGACTTCCAGTGACGCCATGGAAACGAACCGGATGTTGTGCTTCAATATCTTCAAGTGCAAAGGCCCTTTGTTTATGAACATCACGTCCAAATCCACGTCGAAGTACATTGCGGGCTCGTCGTGGCTTTGTCTTACCCGCCGTTGCCCGTCCTCTAGCCAACCGATCTAAGTTCTCCGGACTTTTGAGGTATGCGTATCTCTTCTCTGAAAGTTGGGCACCCCCTGCACGATAAGGAGTAACATGAGGACGGTAAGCAGCCGCTGCTCGCAATTCCTTTCGTCGAGCTTTCTGTGCAGCGGTCAATTTTTTGGTCGGACGTTTCTTGGTCCATGGAAATTCCCACGGACCCGAAGGTCCACGCGTCTTTTTCTTCTTCCCGGGTGGCATTTCTTTAAATTCGACCTCTTGCCTAGGAACTCCTTGTCGCTTCTGTGTACGCAAAAGTGTACGCAATCGTTGTACTTCTGGTTCAGTTAGTTCCATTGTTCGGGAGTTTCAATGATTGTTCTTTTTGTAAGGACATGAATAATCTTTTCTCGAATAACAACTCGAAGATGACGGTCATTTCTCGAACTACGACTCGAAGATGACGGACGTTACTCGAACAACATTGATCGTCTTGTCAATCAGATATTTCCTCGAAATCATGGGTGGGGAAAACTACTCCCATTTCCCAATCGAAGATTTTATTCTGGTGGTATCTACAACATTTTCTCAATGATTGAACAACCCATACAGACCCGTGATAAACCGTGTTTGTCCATTTAACAAGAGTCATATAGGTGGCGGTCGTAAAGTCAGATATACTGAGTTCCATTCGATGCTTGTCGGAAGTTGGTGGACGAGCATAGAATCGCTCCGAACACGAAGAAGATTCTAACTTTCTCAACAGACGTCTGTTTTTAATATTACTTTTTTTTTCACTCATAATGCAAGAAGCAGGGAACAAGTGGATTGGACCAGAACGGAAAGAACCATCTGATGAAGTTAAGAACCCGTTTATTACCGATTCTGTCAAGTATGGATCTGAGTTTGAGATAAATCCGGACGGTCCCATCCTTCCAGATGATATTTGGTGTTCTGGTGCACGTGTTCGAAAAGAAAGGCATCAGTCATTCTACACATTACACAGAAGCCAGTTTGATCTCAAGAACTGGCCACGACGAACTAACATAGCATGTTGGCATGATACTTTTCCATTTGATAATGTACCTATTCCCCTTCCAATCCGCATCAATCCGGAACAGGATAAGTTTGAAGTATTGGGAGTGTTTTGTTCATTTGCGTGTGCAAAAGCTTATTTTCTAGAACATTCGGTCACGTTATACGATAATCAAGGTGATTCATTGTTGTATTTGTCTGATTTGGCGTTAAAATTGCGCGGATACGTTGGTCCCCTCACTCCAGCTCCTCCACGCTCCAAGTTATATCGATTCGGCGGCGATTTGTCGATCGAGCAGTTTCGTGGAAACAATGTGAATACGTATGTACATTTCCCACCTTTGATCCAATCCAATATGGTGTATGAAACTCGTATTCGAAGCCAGACTGCACAAAGCATCAACGATCGATTAGCAACAAGTAATTCATCCAACGCTACCGAAAGCACTCATAACGAGTCGAATACCATAGACGATAAGGAAGAGAGAGAGGGAATCCGAAAAAATAACGAGGACAACCAGGTTACCTCTCTCGTTATGAAAACGAAGAAGAAAAAAAAGAAAAGCAATGTGGCTATGGAAACTTACGTTGATAAATGTAACATTATGGGTTTTCTGAAATAAAATCTGATTCAAGTACTATTGATTTATTATTCACATCTCGTTTTCCACCACTTCACGTGGAACTTCAATGATGTTCTCTTTCGGAGCACGAAACGCAATTGCTAAATTTTCATGGGATTGTCCGTCACTCGCAAGACGACCCATTTCAAAGGCGCAAAAATCTATTGGTTCAGACGCATCTTTTTCTAGAATCACCAGTTGCTTATCGTCATCTCCCATGAAAAACGCCTTCGAACTTGGAAAATCAATACACCACGCTAAAAACAGAGTCATTGTATCTCCAACCGATTTTGTGTCAAACTCTCCGATACTCGCTTCAACACAGAATTCACTCTTTTCAAGCTTGAACGAGAGATTAGGTAGTTGCTGGTCTTCAAATGCAACGATACTTCCAACGGGACTCCGTTCCATAAATTGGAATGTGCATTTAACGAATAACTCAGCACGTTCCTTTGTATCCTTCTCAACCCGTCGCAGTAACGCTTTCACGCGTGTATTCTTTATGTTTGTCCAGTTAAAAATAGTCATTGCTCATTTAATGATTGGTAAATAGAGATTCTTTTGTTTTGTTATAGCGGTGATCCGTTTTCGTCGCACTTATGCACAACGTTTGAAACACCTCCATCTGGATCACGGTATGGATTTCCTAATTGAAATAACTCGCGTTCTTTTGTCCGAGTGCGGTGTTCAAGTGATCGTTCAAATGTTCGGGATAACTCCCAGAAGTGAGGTTTGCATAACTTAAAAGAAGGAATTGGAAATGGAGCTTTGTAAAAAAACACCGAATTTGCGATTGATCCAGAATTCTGTGAACTTCTCCGCATTCGGCTGTTCCGACCCTTATCTAGAACTAAACATTCAAAGTTCTTCGTGCAACTTTCTAGTGTTCGTTCGAATAGCGTAAACTGCTTCTTACCGAACACGGCGAAGAATTCATTAAACAACCGGTTTTTGGTCCCGATATTCGATGTTTCGAATACGAACACAAACTCAATCTGTTCCCTTTGCGAGCGTGGAATATCCATTACGTACTGGGCGCAAATGATTAGAGCCATGTTATCATGTCGACCATTCATAAAAACCCTCTGTAATACTTTCTTCTGCATGAAGTGTTTGTCGTAAGTGAGATCATCTAGATAAATAAGGAATGTTCGTTCACGCGATTTTCGAATTTTACATGTTTCAGCCATTTCATACATGGTATTCACTGTATCTTCGCTGAACTCTGGATAAATGAAGGCTTTAGGATTTACAGCCTCAATTTGTTGTTCGGTGTCCTTACTTCCACAAAACGCAAACACTAAGTCGAATTTGTCCCGTAAAGCATGTAGTAATGAAAATGCTAACGTTGTTTTTCCGGAATCTCTGGGACCCACACATAAAATAATGGGTAAATCAGTTAAGCGATTGGGGTTCCATCGATGAATAAACACCATCGTGATTTGAAAAACATTAGAAAAAAGAACTCGCGTTTTCGTGTTTGGACTTTTTCATTGATTTATGTGATGAAACGCGCGACCTCGTTGTATTGGACACCACACTTTTGACTTCTCTGACATCAACTTTTTCGTCTTTCACTTTTTTCACGTCTTCCTCTTCAACTTTCTCAATTTCAAGATGTGCAGATGACGATTTTGTGAGTTTTTTTACGATATCGGCTTTCGAATTTTGCTTTTTATTCTCTTGATGCTTACCGGCATCTTGTGGTTCTCGTTGCCGTTCCTCATTTTCGATCGCGCTACCAATCTGAGACACACTGTCCCATTTTTCATCAACTTCCATATCATACGAATGTGTAACCTCAAGAGCACTTTCACCTGCACACCACTCGATAAATATTTCACGTACTATCTCCTCTATTAAACATCGTTGTTGAACTCTGTTCAATACATACAAGTAAGCGCCGTTGCGCGCCTCTTTACTGCGAGCAAACCGGCAATAAAATTCATGTAGGAAAACGTGAAAATTTGGAACCAATATGTCTTTAAATGCGCAGAAGCGTTCTCGAAGGGTAGCCTCGACGTATGTTTCATAAGCATTCTTGTAGTAAGAAGCAATCTGCGGATATTTCGTAAGGGCTTCTTCTGATTCATTACGTTGATGGTCAAGTTTCCAGCTTTCCGGTGTATCCAGTAACAAAGTCCATGCGTCAGGGTAACTGTATTCATCTGAACTCGCCGCAAATAATGCAACTTCTTGTAGAAATGAATGAGCCAAGTCCATTAACATCTTGCGTAAACTTTGGACATACTCAAACTGAAAGATTCCTTTCCCTTGAATTGGATCCATCTCTTATAGGGACGTTACGGGTTTTGGTTTTCTTTTGATCAATCGCGGAATTAACCACACTATGAGGAACGATACTACTGTCCAAAACGCAAGTTTCAAAGGGTCAATGGGAGAAGAAACAACGTCGTGGTACTGCTTATCAGGTAATCTGTCTTGAACAATGGGTGGTCGTATGAGTACGAGAGAAAACGCGACGATCAACGAAGAAAGCAACGCTATCATCCATGGTCTTGTCACCACCTTACGCCATGAAGGACGATTTCTGATTGAATTATTCTGCGATTCTCTCGTTAAGGTCTGTTCGAACAAAGCCGCTCGAGTCATTTTGTTAATTGAGATCACAAATTTAAACTTGCTACTGATATCGTGATCTCCAACACGTGGCGCATAAATTCATACATGCTAACTCATGAAACAGGTAAGGTGCGCGTACTGTTTTCATACTTGCCGTCGATGTTGAACGTGTGCACCATGAACATGGCATGAATATGTTGAAATGTTGAGGAATAATGGAATGCAATGTATTCGCAGATGTCATGACAAATTTAGAGTCTTTGTTACGATCAAAGGAGTATGGTTTGAAATGAAAATGTGTCATCAATTACTGTTTTTTTCTTCTTGGTCCTTCACTTTCTTGCTTTTTGTCACCAAATAAAACATGGCAAAATGACCGGCTGTACATCCAAGATCCGGAAAGAATAGCGTATGATCCGCACGTTTACGAATTTCGCTGAATACGGATCGAATGGATTTCAACTTCATGGTTTTCATGTATTGATACATCGTATTTGCGTATCGTTGTTCGCTTTGAGCCATGAGATCCGCCACATAAGAGTCAAAATTAGACTCTTCTTCAACGATTGTCATTTTGAATACTTCTTTTCTAGTTTGATACCAACAACAACAAAAGCGACAATCAAAATAATTCCTCCTATAACGAGCACAAACGTCGACGATCGATTAGAATGTTTGTTTCCTCTATCGACTATGGGAATACTTCCATCTCGCCGAACCCATTCAATATCAGGATCAAAAGCAGTACCACCACCGAATAATTGCCCTCCTATTTTCACCACACGATCCATTGCGACTTCAGTATTGATACCGTTTACCGGATTCGAAACAGCAATCTTGAAATACCCATCGCCGTTCCATTTCTCACCCCATGAATTACGCACTACCCAATACTTCAGTTCTATCGAAGAAGACAAAGACGAACTGGAATGCAGAAAATTAGGAATGGTTTCCTTTCCCCATCCCACGATTGATACGGCGTGATTCCCGATATAACATTGAAAAGCCGGTTTCTGAGTACCGACACAAGAGATGCTTCCATATTCATATAAGTCATGCGACGGAATATGGACGTAAATGCCGTTTGTTTTCGCCCAGGAAGGGGTATGAAGCCCTCCAGCTAGGAAATCTCCAAATACTCTATATGTGACAACTACAGGACCTTTGTGGAATACTTCCGCTTTTATCATATCGGGATCGCTTAATGACTTTGTGCTTCCTGTTTGTGCTTTGAAATAGGAGACATTTCCTGAATGTTCACATTCGGACTTTTCACATGAATGCATGCAAATTCCTAGATCACATTTTGGAACCAATGTATTTAGAATAGAAGGAACCGTTGTTCCCTTGATGCACCCTGGATCATTTGAGCACCAAGAATAATCCCAACAATCAAAGGATGGAATACCTTGTTGCTCGAAAAATTTCCCGGCTTCTCCCGTGGTACCTCCTCTACACAAGCCCGTATTTTCCTCGGTGTTGCAAGCGATAATAAACGTTCCAGAAAGTCGTCGGTTTTGTTCGTTTTTCCATATCGCGAATCGATCCCCGAGAACTGCTGCACTATTGATCGCCCAACACGCTCCACAACCTCCTTGATTAGGAGGATGTTCAACAAATGAAAAATTATCGGGTATCTTCCATCCTTTGTATTTCCGTATGTCGGCGATTGAATTCCACGAAAATGAATCCGGAACAGTTTCGGTGTATTGACCTTTCAACAAGGATCCAGTGGGTGGTTTTGCTATTTCTTTCGCGACTGGAATAGTTACTAGTAAGCCAGCATTCAGTGGAGGAATATAATCAATCCCTATTTCACCACCTTTCTTTCCGTCATTTGATACGGGAGATGCCCCGATTAGTTGAGAACGGAAATTACTTAAATCGATTAAGTTTTGAGATTCGTATGAGCGAATCATGATTATCTCTCTTGATATTTTTCAAACAACCAATAAAAAGGAAGATGAGCACATCCGCTGAAATCGCATTGAATCAACAAATCGTTCAAGTTCTCTGTTCTTCTGCACTTACAGCATCGGCCTTATTATCCACGTTACAGAGTCGGTATCCATCTAGCAATTGGACGTTGAGCACTCTTAATTCGTTACTTTCACAAGGAAAACGATACGGACTCTATTTGCTCGTCGGACCTACATTAGGAAGTACGGCGAATACTGGATGGCAAATTAATAAGTTCGCCCTTCAAACGAACTATATGAGAAACAAGCCTTACCAAAACTTTTGCAATAATTTTATTCGAACAGGATGTTGCAACTCATGTGGATGCTAAAATCATTGACTTAAAGTAAATCAACGCTTCGTATAATTATAATATGCATACCAATCCCCAATCGTCATCCCAAGTGCTTCTTAACGCAAGCTGCATGCATCCGGTCCATCAATCACAACTCTCGACACTTTCTACATTACAAAATGTTCCCAGTGCATCATATCCCACGTTCACCTATCCTAATGTCCAAGCGACTACTACCGGTGTCAGTGAGAGTGAAGTTCCCGTGATGTCTAGTTACTATGGAAGAGGACCACTTCCACCCAATGTGTATCAATTTACAACTGCACAACCTAAATACTCGGTATCTATGGGAGCGTGCAACGTTCAGGCAGTTGGAAGCCACCTCCAAAATCATGCAGGTCGATTCGTCTCTTGTGGATCTCGGGACGATAGACCGGTTCCTCGATGCACGTAAGAACTTTTAATTTGAAAGAAATCGTGAAACTAATAAAATATGGCTAATCTCGGTAAAATCGCAAAATACACCCTTTCGTCAAATGTCAATGTAACAGGATCATTTTCGGCTCCTGAAATAGTTATCTTTGATGAACTCGTTACAGGCACGCTAGAAGGATATGACACCGAAACAGGGTTATTTATTGTTCCATATACTGGTATTTTTTCAATTACTGTAATGATGACGTGGGGAACTATAGGTGTTTTGGAAAGCCCATTAGTGAACGTGCAAATTGTGAACGTTGGAGATGCAACGTCATCATGGGGAGATACGAATTCATTTTCAACGGATTCTTATTCGACCATTTCAGTAACAACTGTATTAAACGAAAACGACCAGATTCAAATACAAGTCGGTTCTCCACTTCCCCGGACACTCTTTTCGACTTCTCCAATCGACGGAATGACAAGGACGACGTTGCAATTCATCTATTTAGGAAAGGGTTAAAAACAAATTAACGCATTCGTTGTTATAAATAAAAAGATTCATACAAAAAAATGTCTTCTGGTACATGGGGAGCTGGCTATCAAGGGTTTACTTCGAAAAATCCAGGATCGTGTTATTTTCGCGGTCCTCCTGGATTAGCGACACCGTTCTATCGTAATTTTTGTTTCGAACCGCCTTTCTCTACAACGTCACCCGAGCCGAATTCTTGTGGATGCTGTGGTCAGAGTAACGACCAACATTCCTTGAATTGTATACGATCATATGCTTCTCGATCTGCATGTCAGTTTAGTGGTGAGTGTGATCAAGTTGGAAACCGATGCATGAACGGCCAATGCACTTCTTATTTGTCCGATAATCCACGAGTTTTGGATGAAATTCCATCTGAAAATTTAGAAGCATACGCTCAAGCTATGGGATTACCTCCTCCCCGGATGACATGCAAGAATCAAACTATTTTAGTTCGGGACAAATATGGACGTAAATTTCTAGCATGTCCATTAACGGCAACCGATTACAAGAAAACTCCACAATTGGCTACATGTCTTAAAACTATTTGGAATTGCCGGAGATTCAAAGCGGCCGGTAATGAGCCTGCGTATAATCAATGTCAATCTTTCCAAGACTGTTTCTTGTATGATGCAGTCCGACCAGACGGATCAATTATACCGATAAGTGTGAAGCTGAATGATGAATGTATGGGATGTCTTCGATCTTCTTTATGTAAATGTGCACAACATGCGGGAGACTGTATGAGTTTCGACCATATGGCAATTTCACGGAGTTACCCCAATTAACATTTTAAATAGATACAACATTATACTTTTAGAAGACACTTATGAATGTAAGAAACCCATAGGAACAACATTAAATTTAGAATGCGAAGATTCAGAAGGACGAGTGTTCGTACATAGTCCACCAGATGCAGTTAAGCATCCTGGATTACCTGGGCATTTTCGAGAAGCTACGGAACTAAAATCTAAACTATGGGGAACGCAATATTTTGATTCCGTGCATTGTTTGCCTGTTTGTAGATCTTTGATTTTCGATGAGCAGACCTTATTTGCAGTGTAATCGTTGCATTCACAGGAGAAATTATAACACACATCCTTGATATCGTCCAGCAACCAATGATCACTTCCTATGATAGGAAGAATCTTACTAACTACTTCCGCAGCTCCAATCAAAAATTTTACCAATCCGGGGAGCACACCGGCAGTACTCAATGTGTGAACGACTCGTGATCCAACTTTCTTCCAGTCATCTTGCGCTAATTCAACACCTTTGACAATTTTTTCACACACAAAACCGACTGGTACCGTATAGTTTAATTCAACGGCCTGGCATAATCCTTCGCAGCTTATATGCTGATACCACTTGTCACATGCACAAGGACTTGGGTTACAATTCCCACTGTTTCCCCATCCACGTGCACCGATCATTACTGTACCATGTGGACAACTTTGCCACCAAGATGCTGGACATGCTGTACATTCGCCTGATCCTGTTACTTTTCCTATTCCTTGTTGAATATATCCTTTTTCATGTAATACGTCATTTACAATATCCCATTTGATTCTGTGTCGGAAGTATGAGAGTAGTCCGAAAAATCCTCCGTGTTTCACAAAAATCCACTTGAACCACCCCCATAAATCATTCCAATGAGGCGGCGGAGATGTTTTGGGTGTCAATTTCGTCTTTTTCGTTGTTTTTGCTTCTTGAAGTAAAAGTTTCAGGTGATTTATGACGGGTTGCCAATTATTGATCGCTTCCGTCGTATTCTTATTATCCTGAACAAATCCTTCGAAGTACTGCAAGTATTGATTCACTTCTTGTTGCGCTTCCGGAGAATGGGGTTTTGATTCCAATGCTTTCAACGCATCTTCATACGATTTCGAATGTATAGTACGGATCGGGTTGTTATTGGGGTCTTGCTTCTGTATGTGTTCTAGAATACCATCCTTTGCCACACGTAATCCTTGGGGTAATACTAGAGGTCCAGGGAGCAGGACATACTCCCCGTTCGTTTGAGGATTATGAGTAGCCGTGAATGAATCTATTTTCGCAATATTAAGGATACCAGGATGGTTTTTTACCGATAGAGTTCCGAACCCTGCATCTTGTTGAGTCAATGATGGACACGTATAAGGACTTCGTGATGCCATAACTAACGCGGCAATCATGACAAGGAGCAATACAACAATGATCAAAACAGTGAAATTTTGGTTGACTTTCATATTGTTCGTTTGTATGTAGTTTGGTGTCCTGGATTTATTTCAGATGACATTTTATTTGTTAGAATTAGGTTTTCATATACGACGTCGTCTTCGTCTTACTCTTTTATATCTACGTCCTATCATCCGAGGTTTTCCCATATATTTCCGAGTTAAATGGGTATTATCCATGATCAGGTTCGGTTCTGGTGGTATACGTAAAGATGGGTTTCTTTTGCGAAAATCTTCATGTAAGTATAATGAATCTACACCAATGCGGTGGAAGCGCGTATATCCCACACTTTCTAAGTAGTTTCCGATCGTCAAACTTTCAGATGGATAGTTCTCTTCCACGTCAATTACGTCGATTTTGACGTTTTTGAAATTGATTCCTTTTAATACAAGTAATTCTGCACCTTCCGTGTCTATACTTAAATAATCCACATGTTCAATCTTCTCCTCTTCGAATATTGATGCTAACGTTGTCATTGGGAGAGAAAGGATCTGGTTTTTCCCACCATTACTTCGATTCTCGCACGATATCCGTACCTCGTGGTCGCGATGGTACTCAGTGTTTATACCGCTTAACATTTCAGATGGACCGTTCACCCAATTGAAAGGAACGTTAGATCGTACTGTACTACCGACACACGCGTTTATACAAATTGTCTCTGGACGATTCAATTTTAACTTACTATACACTGAAGGAATGGGTTCAAAGCATATTCCTCGCCAATTCCGGTATTTCTCGAAAAACAGCGAATTGGAAAAGGTTTCGCCATCATAAGCACCTACGTCGACAAAATACCCATTCTCTTTTCCTTTGAAGATGTACTTATCCAACACTTCATCCTGTTTCATTTGCGAAAAGTAGCGCATCTTTCTTTTCTTTACTCACTCATTAACGCCATAAATAGATACAAATACATTCTTAAGATAACGATGCACGTCACAACATTTTTTCATCTGTAAATTCTCTTTAGTTGATGCTACAACATTATTCTTACAATTAAGCACGACACATGGTTTCATATATGGTGGAACATCTACCCAATCTGTATTTCCTATTCTTACGCGCAAAACACAGCTTTTGACTAGGAATGCCCCTGGATTACGTACGATTATGGACGACTTCACCATTTTAGGTGTGGATTCGAAACTTCCTATATATTTGCATAATGGGAATACGTATGATATACAATGTTTACATTTGTTAAAAATCAAAAAATGACAGGAACATTTACAATTTGGACATTCCATAATTTTCGTATATGAAAAAGAAAGATGTCACAAGCTATCATTGACACGAACTTAGATATCATCGCGACCATTCGTGGATTAGGACCTAGTGGATGCAGTGATCAATGTGGATGGGATGCTTCAACTATTCACGCCGCGTACTCAGTGAACTTTGCAGATAATCCTTTGAACTTAGATGAACTAAATAGTTTCCTTGTAAGTGGTAGAAAGAAAGGTATATATAAACTTGGTGGACATAACGATTCAGATAACCCACTCTACCTCGTGAATGGTCTTATGGCCTCGCAGAATCCAGCAAATGCAGTATATCTATCCGCTCAAGGATTGAATGACATACGACCCGGTTTTCTTCCTTGTGACACTTGTATTGGTCAAGCTCAATTAAATCCATATGGGATCGCATCATCTGGTATAGCTGGTTATGGTTCAAATTCCGGAAACAACAATATTAGTGATTGTCAAGGTATATCATTTCGGTAAAGTTATTGAATCCAGTATATACATTGCATAGACAAAAACTGACCAGCTACGGTAGCAAATGGAGATACAGTTGATTTTACGAAGTTCATTAGTCCTGGTGTAAGAGCGTCGGCCCCTCCATGAAACAACATGCTAGCGGTCGGGTCTATGGCAGTCTGTTGCGGAGGACCGACGGATCTAAGCCCCCAGTTTACTGAGTGACCAATACCCAACGGAATATGAGTCGCTGGTACGGTGCATACAGGCGTGGCCGAACCAATCGCAAGAGCCACAGTAATTTCGACTTCATACTGAACATATCCGATATTCCCGAATCTTTGAACAATGTTAATTACCGGTGCGGGTGCTAACGACGGATCACCTGATGGTATTGCTGCAACTATATCAGTATAAGTTAAAGCAGTGTACGTGCCAGGAACTTGAAAGTCACCGACTAATGTTAATCCCCCCACAGTCGGACTATTACCGATAAGGGTGGAGTCCTTAATCAATCGTCCAGTTGCTCCATCCCATAAAACTACCGCATTGTCCGTACTTGATGCAGGTGACGGACCGGCAACGATATCAGTACATAATACAGGTCCTTCCTTAACAAGACGCCCAGACGTACCATCCCAACATACCACGGCATCATCTGTGACAGCTGCAACTGGACCCACAACTACTGTTGGTGCGGAAACAGTAATGACGGAGGCACCGTCTGCACCTTCAACCGGTGATACGAAAAGCAATGATTTATGAACAATATCTGGACCTGAAACGTCGTCTGGTTTAGCAGGAATTATACCCAGTCCCGCGCCGATGTTTATTGCCCCTGTTATTGCTAGACCTCCTCCTGATATAATGGAATTTGCAACGATAACATCAGCTTTTAAACATGATACGAAGGCATTTTTGGAAGCGAAATTGGTTGGTGGGGATTGATCAGCCGTCACATATCCCTTAAAGTCAAAGAAGCTTGGGTTACATGCAGGATCAAAAATTAACGACATTATCTTTTTCTTTCAATGAATTTTTTTAATGTTTACTCAATAATATTTTAATATAAATAGTTGTTTATTCTCTTCATGATATTTTACATGATACGATGGAGTGGTTTTGTTTTGCTTATTTGTCATGAGTATAAGCGATTACTTTTGTGTGGCTCAACATGCCGATGTTTCTTCTCATTACTTCATACGCATTGGGAACGAAAATCGAGATTCTCAAGCCGAAATTGAAGAAAAGTTAACAGTGTTTCCACAAGCGTTCCTATCGCACAGTGAAGAACAAAAAAGTACCTCTCTAGTCCTTTACGAAAAGTATAACGAGGACAACCAAGAAAATTGTACAACGTTCAAAATTCCGCGACATGTCGGGATTTCTATGTACGGATATCCACCGTTAAGAAATCGTAATATTTCATATGGGACATCATGGACAAATTCTGACATTCGATTCGATGGTGAATTAGATCCTGTACGTCTTCAACCTCGATGTGTTGAAAAGGTGGTGAAGTTATGCGATCGGGCCGTCAAACACAATTACATAGCCGGTGGAATTATAAAACTTCCTCCCGGATATGGCAAGACCGTGATTGCACTGAATATCACCTCTCGTATCCGAGTGAAGACTCTTTTTATTGTCCATAGACGACATTTATTAGAGCAAATATGTGATCGGGCTCGACGTTTTTTACCAAACGCAAGTGTGGGCAAAATCATTCAGGACGTATTCGAAATTGACAATGATATCGTTGTCGCGTCTATTCACTCGTTGATAAAAAGGGAATATCAAAATGATTTAGATAGTTTTGGATTAGTGTTTATTGACGAAGCTCATCATATAGCGGCTCGCACATTTTGCAAAGTGTTCGATCATT